TGGATTTGGTGGTGCATGTTTCCCGAAAGATACATCTGCTCTACTTAAATATGCTGAAAGCATAAACGTAGAAATGGATGTACTACAATCTGCAGTCAATAAAAATAATAAAGTAAGGATTGTTAAATGACTGATGTAGATCGAAATAGCGTAACTTATAGACGTAGAAGAATGAGAGAGCTATTTCGACCTATTGAAAGACAAATACTGTTGACAGACGATGAAGAAGATCTTGTTATGTTAGCATCGTTAATGATGACAACTAGTAAAGATATTTTGGTTCAAAGAATTGGATCAGAAAAAGCGAAGAGAATGATTTTCACAATGGACTTTGGAGATTGAAATATGCCGCATCCTCATAAAAATCGCCCTCGTAAGGGTCGTCGTAAGGTTGGTTCAGCAAAGCGTAAAGCACGTCGCTTGAAGGGTAAGAAGAGCGGCAAGAAGTAATAGAAATTGCGGGTGTGGTATAAGGGTTGTGCCCTAGCCTTCCAAGCTAGTGAAGACCAGTTCGAGTCTGGCCATCCGCTCCAAAAACAGGTGAAATATGTCAAGAGAGTTCAATCTCGATGAAGTTAAAGAATTTATCAGTCGTGCTTCAGATTCATCCAATATTTACATTGGAGCCGATTCTGAGCGGTATCGTGGTCGCGATAACCTCTGGTATGCTGACTACACAATTGCTATCGTTATTCATCTTGATGGCTCACGTGGATGTAAGGTATTCGGACAAGTCATTACTGAGCGAGATTATGACAAAAGGCACGATCGTCCATCCTACCGCTTGATGAACGAAGTCTATAAGGCATCTCAGATGTACATTGACTTGTTTGAAGCAATTGGTGATCGTCATTGTGAAGTTCATCTTGACATTAATCCTGATGAAATGCATGGATCTTCTTGCGTCATTCAACAAGCAACTGGCTATATTCGTGGTATGTGTGGGTTTGCACCCAAAGTGAAGCCAGAAGCCTTTGCAGCCTCATATGCTGCTGATAGACTCAAGGAAATCCTTGCATAATTAATATGCGCGAGTAGCTTAGTGGCTAAAGCCGACCGCTCATAACGGTCCTATCGGGGGTTCGAGTCCCTCCTTGCGCACCATTCTTCTATAAATAAAATGGAGAATTAATTAAAAAGGAAAACAAATGCGAAAGATTATTCTAGCTGCTTTGTTGGCTGTACCATTTATTTTTGTTGGTGTAGCTGAAGCAGCACCAAAAGATAAGCAAACTACCGAACAGACAGTAAAGAAGAAGCATAAGCATCACAAACGTGCTAAGAAAGCAACTGTTGTCGAAGATAAATTTAATGCATTTTTGAGAGATTGTGGATTATTTGGATGTGGCACAACAGTTTATAGTTCTTTCAATGCTCCTATGGCAGACATGTCTGCTGGTGAATATTTTAGACAAGAATACCAGAGAGATCAACAGCGTAAGCAAATTGCAAAAGCTGTTCCAACAAAGCAACCAGTGAAGAAAGAGTGTTCTGGTTTATTCACTATTTGTGATAGAGGATCTGGTCCATATATGGAAGCCAAGCGTTGGGAAGGCAAAACTGCAATGGGCAACCGTCAAGAGTTGAAGGCTTTGCTTGCTGAAGGAAATCATAATGTTCCTGTAGATCCTACAAGAATTCCATGGTGCGCTGCTTTCGCTAATGCTATCCTTAATCGTCAAGGATATGAAACAACTGGTAGTTTAACTGCTCGTAGTTTCCTTGCTCTTAATCATAAAACAAAAGACCCAGAAATCGGCGATATCGTTATCACAAAACGTGGACGCAGTAACGCTACTGGACATGTTGGTTTCTTCGAAGGATTTGAAGAAGTTGATGGTGTCAAGTATGTAAAAATTTTTGGTGGTAACACTCAAAAATCTGTTTCGACTGGTTGGTTTCCTGTAAACGCAGTGCTTGGATATCGTAAAGTCGCATAGGTGATTGATGTGGAGATTATGGGCTAAGGCTCTTGGTGATAAATATGTCAAAGATAACAGAGAAGCAGATCTAATTGCTTTCATTAGAACAGCAATCGTTCTCTGTTACATCATAACAAATTTGTTTATTATCGCAGGTGTTATACGACATTGGTAATTGACAAACATAAAAATATCAGCTATAATGTATATAATGGAGATTGAAATGTACAGTGAACTTGAACTACTAGTTATGCGTGATATGATGAATCTAGATTTCGATCCGTTGAATGAACAAGACGTTAAACTTTATTGGGAAAGAATTCTAGGATGAAAGTAACACTATATACAAAACACGACTGTTTCTACTGCAGTCAAGCTAAAGTTCTTCTAGCTTCGAAGAATATTCAATTTACTGAACTGAAACTTAACGAAGATTTTTCTCGTGATAATCTTTTGGAAATGTTTCCAAGCGCCAAAACTTTTCCTGTCGTTGTTGTAGATGGTTTCAACATTGGTGGGTTTTCTCAGCTTCAAACCATAATCTCAGAACAAACAAGTTCAACAGCTAAACTACTCAATGAGTGAGGTATAAATTATGCTATATGATAGAGACAACCTCTTGAAAGATCTTCAAGAGCAAGTTATCAAGGTTACGTTTACTAAGGTTAATGGTGAAAAGCGCCAAATGCGTTGTACTTTGATGCAGCATCATCTTCCGCCTAATACAGATAAGAATCATTTGATTAGCGAACATCGGAAGGCAGAAAATCTTAACACTATTGCAGTTTGGGATTTAGATGTCGGTGCTTGGCGTTCGTTCCGTATTGAGTCCGTTGAATATGTAGAAGCAATGCACGAGAACTACTGATGAAAAAGCTTGTTATGGTTGACTGTCTTTCACAGTTTCGTATTCGTTACTGTGTAGAAGTTGAAGACGATATTGATCATGCTCTTGATGAAATCATTTGTAATTATGAAGAAGCGGAGTTTCAAGAGTTCTCACAAGAGCATCTTCGTCCAAGCCCTATTTTCATTTCTCACAAAGAGATAAGTAAGGAAGAATATCTAAAGATGTTCGACGAAGACAACGACTATCTAAAGAGCTGGACTGAAGAACAGAAGCTCAAATTCATCAACAAGGTTAACTATGACAAGCCCGACATCATCGGCGGCTGAGGAGAATATAATGGCATACTGGGGTTATCATCTTATTTTGGACTGTTCAGGTTGTGATCATGAATTGATCACAAGCGCAGAAAATATTACTGCATTTGCCAAGCAATTGGTGAAGGATATTGACATGGTGGCTTATGGCGAACCGCAGGTTGTTAACTTCGGTAGCGGTAACAAGCAGGGATATACGCTTGTTCAGCTTATTGAAACTAGCAACATTTGTGCTCACTTCGTTGAGGAAAACGATACTATGTATCTTGATGTTTTCTCATGTAAGCCATTTGATCCTCAGAAGGCTATTGAAGTTGCAACTAACGCATTTAAGTTCCAGCGTTACAATACTGCATACATTGAACGCCAAGCTCCTTCAATGGAAGATCCTGTTGCAGAGAATAGCTGATGCATATTCTCATTACTGGTGGACTAGGATTCATTGGTAGTTTTCTTGTAGAAAGATTGATGCAGGATCATTCAGTTGATGTTGTTGATGATCTTTCTACAGGCGATTTCAAATGGAAAGTATCTAATGAGAACGTAAGGTATCACATTACCGATGTTGTTAACTATTGTAAACTGTCTGCAGTATCATATGACGTGATTTATCATTTGGCTAACAATGCTAGAATTTCTATGTCGTTCGACTTTCCAGAAGCGACATTACTGAATAACTACCAGAGTACGATTGCAATCCTCGAATATATGAGGAGAACTAATCCCTCTGGTAAGCTATATTATGCATCGTCATCAACGACTGAATTTACAGACAAGTTCAATAATCCGTACACTTTCTCAAAGAAGGTGTGCGACGACATTTTATATTTGTATAACATGCACTTTGGTATTGACTTTTCTATTGTAAAGTTTTATAATGTTTATGGTTCGATGAGAGAGAAGGATTTGGGCGAGTACACCACAGTCATTCGCAAATTCAAACAGAAGGTTGAGGAAGGGAAAAATCTTCCTGTATATGGTCCAAACCGTCGTCGTGATTTCACTCATATTGACGACACAATCGATGCTCTTGAAATTATCCTGAAGAAGAATGATATGAACAGAGTATTCCATATTGGTACTGGTCAGAATTATTCAATTCAAGAAATTGCAGAAGCATTCAACCATCCTATCGAGTATCAGCTGGATAAGCGTCCATATGAACTACATACAACATTGAGTTTACCAAATGTTCCTGGTTGGAAAGCAACCAAGGATGTAATTGATCACATTAGAGAATGGAAAGAAAACTATGCCGCTAGCTAAAGATGAACTCAGCGCAAAGGCGATGGGTGGAAGTGAATTGATGAAGTACAAGCTGATCGAGCGTCTCCCACAGGAGCTCACCGATCAGTTTCAAATTTTTGTTTCTCGCATTCAGGAACCACTTAATCCTGATCTCATCAAAATTTATTGGCATCAGGATTTGCCTGAAGATCCCAATGCTATTGCTCCATTGAAGAACAATGGTTGGAAGAATTTTGATATGCTTGTTTTCAATTCTTCTTGGCAGCAAAATGTTTTTCAACGTGCTTTCAATATTCCTTATTGGAAGTGTATTACTCTTTGCAACGCCATTGAGCCATTCGAAAACACAGATAAGCCAGACCCTACTGAAACTGTCAATTTGATCTATCACACCACACCTCATCGTGGATTGGAAATATTGGTTCCTGTCTTCGAGCGTTTGGCTGAGGATGATAAAAATATCAAGCTCGATGTTTTCTCAAGCTTCCATATGTATGGATGGGGCGAACGAGATGCACAATACAAAGAGTTGTTCGAACGTTGTTTGAATCATCCTCAAATTAAGTATCATGGTTATCAGAAGAACGAAGTGATTCGCGAAGCTTTGCAGAAGGCTCATATTTACGCTTACCCATCTATTTGGGTTGAATCATCATGCATCAGTTTGATGGAAGCTATGTCTGCAAAGGTGCTTTGTGTTCACAGCAATCTCGGCGCTCTTTGGGATACAAGTGGTGGATTGACACGTATGTATCCATTCGACGAAGATATTAATATTCATGCTAACAGGTTTGCGTTGATCCTCAAGGATGCTATTGCTTCTGTTCGTGAGAAAACTGTTTCGGCTGAACTCATGTTTGTGAAGTCATACGCCGACATTAGGTTTAATTGGAACCGTAGAGAAAATGAGTGGATTTCTTTGATGCAATCTTTGATTGCTCAGAAAGAAGCTGGATTGCTTAAAAACAGAGACGAAGGCAGATTTATCTACAGAACATAACAACATAAATAATATAGAGTCAGTTAAACAAAGGTAACTCAATGGATAACGTAATACCGTTTCCTAAAAATAATAAAATACCCGCCGATCTCGAAGAAGTTGACGAGAAAATTCTACAAGTTAAAAATCACCATATTAACGATACGTTGCAATTGGTAATACCTATATTGTTTTCGTATCTTGAATCTGGTGGTTTCGAATTTGATGTCGAAGAAGAAGAAGCTTTGGACGATCCAAACATTAAAGATGCTGCTTTCATTGTAGAAGCAATTAGATCTCTACTTTGCAAACATCATGGGATGGAACATCCTTTCCAACAAATATCTGAACATATATTTGAAGCTGATTCCTCTAATAAGGGTATCTTTAATCTAGCTAAGAAAATTAATATTGTGTTCAAACCACTCGAGAAAGGAAACAGCTAAAGGCTGTGTTGTAATGATTATTGTTGATTTGTCTCAGGTGATGTTGTCCAATCTTATGATGCAGATTGGGAATCATACTAATGCTAAGATCGAAGAAAATATGGTACGCCATATGGTTCTTAATTCCCTCCGCTCATACAAGCAAAAGTTTAGTGAAGAGTACGGAGAAATTGTTATTGCTTGCGATAATACCAATTACTGGCGTAAGCAGCTATTCCCGTACTACAAGGCGAACCGCAAGAAGAATCAAGAAAAATCAGAGCTCGATTGGAAGGCAGTGTTCGAATGCCTTAATAAGATCCGTGCAGAGCTCAAGGAATATTTCCCCTACCGTGTTGTTGATATTGAATCTGCAGAGGCGGATGACATCATTGCAACTCTTGTTCGTGATGCATATACTAAGGAACAAGTTCTTATCCTTTCTGGCGATAAGGATTTCATTCAGCTACATATCTATAGTGAAGTTAAACAATATGATCCTGTCCGTAAAAAGTGGATTCAACATAATGAACCTGCACGATATCTAGCAGAACATATTCTCAAGGGAGACAGTGGCGATGGCGTTCCTAACGTACTTTCTTCTGACAATTGTTTTGTTATTGGCGAGCGTCAAAAGCCGTTGACTCAGAAGAAGATAGATGCTTTTATTCAAACTGGCATTAATGGTAATTATGATGATGTTCTCTTTCGCAATTACATGCGCAATAAGCATTTGATTGACCTAAGTATGATACCAACTGCAGTTCAAGAAAAGATTCTAGAATCTTACAACTCTCAAAATAATAAAAGTCGAGATAAAATGTTTAACTATTTTATTACTAACAAACTTAAAAACCTTATGGAACACATCGGAGAATTTTAATGGGTACGAGAATTGGTATTGCTGAATTTTTACATAATGTTTCGAAATTTAAAACTAAAGAAGACAAGGTAAAGGTATTGCGTGAGAATGATCATTTTGCGATCAAGACAATTCTTCAAGGCGCATTTGATCCTCGTATCAAGTGGCTCCTACCAGAAGGCGAGCCACCATACAAGCCTAATGATTTGGTAGATCAAGAAAATGTTCTGATTCATGATGCTCGTAAGCTAATGCATTTTGTTGAAGGTGGCAATCCAAACTTGAAGCAACTCAAGCGTGAGTCAATGTTTGTAGAAATGCTAGAATCTGTAGCACCAGCTGATGCAAAGCTTCTTTGCGCTATTAAAGATAAGAAGCTGCCTTGGAAGGGTATTACCGCAGAAATCGTTAACGAAGCATTCCCAGGATTGATTGGATAATGAGCAAGTCTACTTTTAAGAAGTTTCGTAAGAATGATTGGTCTTATGATGACGAAGATGAAAATGCTGACAATCGCAGTAATTATCTAGAGAAGAAGAAACAGAAGAGAGTTGATCGTGCTCTACGCACCAGGGACATTACAGCTCTTGTTGAAGATGATGAAGACGAAACTGGTTTCGAAACATATTATTCTACCTTCGAGGAAGGTGATCTATAATGCCAACGTATAAGTTTCTTGATAATGTTACTGGAGAAGAGCACGAGGACTTTATGAGTATCTCGGCTCTCGACGAGTATTTGAAGACTAACCCACACATAACGCAACTCGTTAATGGTGCACCTGCTCTTTCCTCTGGTAGAGGAATGAAAAAACCTGATGAAGGTTTTCGTGACTTGCTCAAGCAAATGAAAAAGGGCAATTCAAAGGGTATTAATGGGAGTACGATTAACACATTTTAAAAAAGAGTAACAATGACAACAGAAAGATTGACTAGAAAAGAAAAAAGAATTCAGCGTCAACAAGGTGGAAGAGAGGAAAGCGTTCAAAGAAACAATTTGAGCCTCAAGCATTTTGAACCACTAACAGCCAATCAAAAATTGACATATCAAAATTTTAATAATAAAAATTTGATGCTACATGGCATGGCTGGTACTGGTAAAAGTTTCATCTCGTTGTATCTTTCATTGAAAGAAGTCATCAAAACCGATAGCGTATATAAAAAAGTTGTCATTGTTAGAAGCGTTGTTCCTACCCGAGATATGGGATTCCTACCAGGGAACAATAAAGAAAAAGCAAAAGTTTACGAAGCTCCTTACTATGCTATTTGCACAGAGCTTTTTGGAAGAGGAGATGCTTATGAGGTTCTTAAATCCAGAGGGATTGTTGACTTCATATCTACGTCTTTCATAAGAGGCATTACTCTTAACGATAGCATCATCGTGGTTGACGAAATTGCCAATCTAACTCTTCACGAACTTGATTCAATTATCACTCGTGTAGGAAAGAACTGCAAAATCATATTCTCAGGAGATTTCAGTCAGTCTGACTTCACTCGCGAACAAGACAGAAACGGACTCAAGGACTTCATGAAGATTATTGATAGAATGAAGTCCTTCGAATTTATTGAATTTGATGAAAATGATATTGTTCGTTCTTCGATGGTGAAGGAATATATCATTTCAAAACATCGTTTGGGAATAAATGCGTAAAATATTTGAACATGAGTTCTTTACACCGTTCAAATTAGAACGAGTTGTGATTGACGGCAAACGCCATTATTTGACTCCTGATGGAAACAAATACAAGTCAGTCACAACTATTCTAGATCAAAAGACGGATAAGACAGCATTATATGAATGGCGTAAAAGGGTTGGTGAAACTGAGGCTAATAAAATTTCAGTTCAAGCTGCTAATCGTGGAACCGCCATTCATAACATTTGTGAGCATTATCTATTGAACAACACCAACTATCCAGCTGGTGTGATGCCAGCGAATGTTGATACGTTCAAGAAGCTACGTCCTATCATTGACGAGCATATCGGCAAGATTTACGGTCTCGAGTACTACCTCTATTCTCATACGCTCAAGACTGCTGGTGCTACCGATTGCATTGGGGAATTTGATGGAATCAACTCCATCATCGACTTCAAAACGTCAAGGAAGCCAAAGAAAGAAGAATGGATCGAAAACTACTTTCTTCAGGCTACCTGCTACGCCATGATGGCTGAGGAACGACTACCGCTAGTGATACCTCAAATTGTGATCATGATCGCTGTAGACCACGAAGAGCCTCAAGTGTTTGTCAAGCCCAAGTCTGAATTTATTTCAAAAGTTTGTGAACTTTTTGCTTGACTTTTTCCTTTTTCTATGCTAGAATATACGCTGGCTAAAAAAGGAGTGGTTTATGACTAAGCTTTCTATACTTGTGAAACGCTACGTTTCTGCTTCTAAAACTAAAGGTTTCTCGGCTTATGATAAAATAGAAGCTTCTAAAAAGTGGGCTGAATATAGTGTAGATGAATATAAAATTCGCCAGCTTATGCAAGGCGTTGATTTTACGGAAAAATTTGACGCCGAAAAAGCGTTGACTATAGTTCGTCGTAAAATTGATTATATGTATAAACATCAAAATTTTGACGTTTCTGAAGCTACTTTAATGTATAAAAAATTGAAACGGCTAGTTGCCTAGCTCAAGTAAGGGGAATCTTTATGGTTCCCCTTTTTTTATTGTCAAGCTTCGCTTTTTGCTTTACTTCTTTCAAAAACTAGCGTAGAATGATAACAGTTAGCGATTCGGCTAATTTGAAAAGGAAACTTGACCATGGCTTTTATAATTTTCCGCAATCGTAAAGTTCTAGCTCTCGCCTTTTCACAAACTGAAGCTGAGCTACTAGTTAGCGAAGCTCAAGCTGCTGAAGGCGTTATTGCTAACGTCAAGTTTCGTATTGTTAAGGTTGAGTCGGCGGATTTTATTGAAAACATCGTTACAAAAATGTAATAAAAAAGTTATTGCCAAGCTTCGCTTTTTGCTTTACTTCTTTCAAAAACTAGCGTAGAATGATGACAGTTGAAACAGGGGAATGGTCCCCTACTTAGGTGAGGTTTACTATGGCTAAGGTTAAGGTTGAAAAGCACGGTGATAAGACCCGCATCGCCATCGAAATCATGGAAGCTAACGTCGCTCGTAGCTACGATGAAGTTTCCCAGCTGATTGCTGACGCCATTGGCGTTGATATCGGTCGTGCTCGTGTCTATTACCGCCACAAGGTAATCAACGGTCTGGCTAAGGGCTATAGCCCCGATGTTCGTCCGTGGGAGGCTAAGGGTGGTCGTACGGCTACCGCCAAGCCTGTGAAGGCGCCAAAGGCTAAGGTTGAGAAGGCTTCTAAGAAGCTGATTGCCAAGGCTAAGGCTGAGTTGAACGTTGACGAAATTGCCAAGATTAAGGAAGCCAACCTGGCTCGCATGCAGGAAGTTTCTGCTAAGTTGAAGCCAAAGGGTAAGGTTCGTGACTTTGGTACTCGGGTCGCTAACGCCGAAGGCGAAGGTGTAGCTGATTTTGATCCTACGCTGGCTCACGAGGAAATCCAGTCGATTCTCCGTGATGAGCGTTTGATTGATGTTTGCCCCAAGTTCGTCCGTGAAGACGTTTGATTAGGTTTGGTTTGGACCTACGGGTCCATTCCTCTCAAGCTGATTACGGTCGGTTTCAGTGGAATGGTTTCTAGGAGAATATGATGACTTCGCTTGATGAACGCATGAACGAGGGTATTGATAGGCTGATTGCTCAGCTTGAGGCTATCAGAGCGCAAGAAGGCGGCTATAGTCGTAAGGTTACAGCTGTGGATAAAGTGGCTGAGGAAGCCAAAAACTACGCCGACTACTGGGACTACAAGCTTACCGATTGGGCTAACGACTGAGGAAACGCTATGACGAAATTTCTTGCGGTAGTTCCAAAACAAGAAGAAACTTTCGATCAGGAGCCTCCTGTCGATACAATCATTGATCCTGAACAGATCAAAGAACGAGTGATGGATTACCTTGGTGCAGTTCTTGCTCGTTGCTGGTACGATAAACCTCTCTTGCGTGGTCTTGAAACAAACGCCCACAGGACTCTACGTCATTTAGGTATTTTGTTACCTGATGAGCTAGAAATAATTTTCGAAAAAGCAAACAAAGAGCGTCCTCGTATTCTGATATATGAATGGAATCAGGAGCGCACTTTCAAACGTCGCATATGCTACTTACAGATGATAATGATGGCTGGTCGCTAGGAGAATGAAAATGGATAAGGCAGATAAAGAAGTTATCAAGGCGATAATGGAAATTGTAATTGGGCTCGGTAGCTTGATTGCAGGTATCACATTGCTCAGTTTAGGCACCAACCTGTATATCGGTCTTGGTGTGTTCTTCCTGATCATGTACTACAACAGCACTCGTGGAGAAAAATAATGGTTATCACTCCTGTCGATATCGCTGGCGCCAGCCAAACTGGTCGTCTCTATGATATGAATGTCGCTACTATCACTGAAGTGCTTGGCTTTGGTCCAAACATCGATGATGATCCAGCCAAGGTAGTCAACTCTTGGGGGTTCGAAATCGATGGCCAAAAGTTTGGCATCTGGGACTACAAGGGTTCTCACCATCTTGGACAATTTTCTACCTATGGTGATAGCTCAGTTCTAGCTAAACTTTTCCCTGCTCACTATGTGTGAAAGTGCTTTACTTTTACGTTGGTCTACGCTAGAATATAACAGTTGAAACGAAACGAAGGTGAATCCAAATGGCTCATATGATTGAATCCGTGAATGGCGTTGCTCAAATGGCTTACGCTGGTGATGTTCCGTGGCATGGTCTCGGTACGAAGGTTCCTAACGACCTGACTCCTGAGCAAATGCTTGATGCAGCTGGTCTCAATTGGACCGTTGATAAGGTTCCTGCCTACGCTAAGGTGGGTGGTAAGCAGGTTGATATTGGTCAGTCGGCGCTCGTTCGCTCGATGGACAACAAGATCCTCGATGTGGTTTCGAATGACTGGAATCCTGTGCAGAATCAGGAAGCGTTCGAGTTCTTCAATGACTTCGTGGCTGCTGGCGATATGGAAATGCATACTGCTGGTTCGCTTCGCGATGGTCAAATCGTTTGGGGCTTGGCTAAGGTGAAGGAGTCGTTCTCCCTGTTCAAGGGTGATCAAATTGATTCCTACCTGCTGTTCTCTAACTTCCACAAGTACGGTCATTCGACTGACGTGCGCTTCACTCCTATCCGTGTGGTTTGCAATAACACCCTGACTCTTTCACTCAACTCTAAGGTTGAGCAGATGGCAAAGATCAGCCATCGCAAGGTGTTCAATCCTGATGACGTCAAGGGTATGCTGGGTATCGCTACCGAGAAGCTTGCTAAGTACAAGGAAATGGCTTCCTTCCTTGGTTCGAAGCGTTACAATGACGAGAACATCGTTGAGTATTTCACTCGCATCTTCCCTGTGTCGGGTTCGAATGATAAGAAGAAGAAGGAAGTTTCCAAGAATGCTGAACTTGCGCTTGATGTGCTTGAGAAGCAGCCTGGTGCGGAGTATGCTCCTGGTACTTGGTGGCAGGCATTCAACGCTGTTACCTATTTGACTGACCATCTCCATGGGCGTAACGCTGACAATCGTCTGCAGTCTGCGTGGTATGGTTATCATAAGGGTGTCAAGACGAAGGCTCTTGAGACTGCAATCGAAATGGCGGAGGCTGTATAATGCAGATAATTCAGTTCCCTACTCGTGATGGAATTGTCAATATCGATGGCAAGCCTGTTCAAAAGCCTAAGTATGGCTATCAGTATCTTGCGATGTGCAAGGATATTCTAGATGTCCTAGATTATGAGGAAGTCCTGCTGTCTATTATGGACGAAGCATATTACAAAGATACGGATCCAGAAATTCAAGCAATGGTAGATGCATATTTTACCTTTGACAACTAGGAGAAACACATGGCTCGTCGCGCAGCAATGATAGCTAAGAAGCAGAAAACGGTTCGCATATCACGTAGCGAATCCTATCTGGTCAACCGTAAATATATGGGCGACGAGCCAGAGTTCCTTGGCGCTATGACATCAGGCGAATATGGGTTGGCGCTCAATTGGTACAACTGCATGTGCGACAATAGCGATGCACGAGAGTACATCACTGATTACCTGATCAAGCGCAACCGTAAAGCTGAGGCCAAGCTACTCGCCAAGCTTGACAATTGCTGGGTGCCGACGACTGTAGCTTGGCGTTGCCGTATGCTTGACCGTGGCTATGAAGTTCCTTCTGATGGAGACTTTCTAGAGAAGGAACTTGCCAAGGCTCTGGGTAGGGTAGCTCAAGATGCTATAAACTCCTCAGAGGACTCCCTAGCCGCCTCCAAACGGTCAATCCAAGACCGTATGAGGGACCGTCAGCACGATATCATTGGTGATATTGAAGAGCTACTTGACCAAAGCAATAACGAGCTTAACCTTTACGATTGGTTGAAGGCAAACGCCATACCAGCTACCTATTGCCAAGCTATAGTCGATAATTACTCTCCTTGGCTCGATGAACTGATCCAAGCGTACGAAGGTGGTGATGAACAACTCAAGGAGGCTTATAGCTACCTGAGCCGCAAAGAACTGAAGGATCGAGTCGTTTTCTTCAATAAGCTGATCGATGACGCCCAACGCTACGGTAATGTGACCAAGAAGACTCGTGCGCCTCGCAAGCCACGCACCATATCAATGGACAAGAAGCTGAAAAATTTGAAGTTCCAGAAAGAGAACAACGAATACAAAATTGCGTCGATCAATCCAGAAAAGATTATCGGCGCTCAAGAGCTATGGACGTTCAACACCAAGTACAAGATCATCACCGTATTCAGAGCGATTGATCGTGGTGGGCTACAAGTCAAGGGAACAAGCATCATTGGATATGATGAGAAAACAAGTATGAGTAAGGGAACTGGGCGGAAGCCTGAAATAGTTCTTGACAAATTGCAGAAATCAGGTAAGATAGTCCTTAAGAAGTTGATGGAAGAGTTGAAGACGGATAAGCCACTTCAAAATCGAATCAATGAAAACACTGTACTGATGAAGGTGATATGATGAAAGACTGTTGGATTTTTGATATGGATGGTACTCTGTGTAATAGCGACCACAGGGCTCACTTCCTTGCTAATGGCAAGAAGGACTGGGCTGGGTGGTTTCGAAACATGGACAAGGATCCAGTGCACGAAGACATTGCTGATTTCCACAACTATGCCGTAGAAAATAATATCCCTGTGTTCATTTGTACTGGACGTGACGAGGGATATCGTTCTGTTTCACAGTTTTGGCTTGATAAGAATGGCATCATCGTCGATGGCTTGTACATGCGTCGTGCAGGTGATCGTCGAGATGATTCTGTCATCAAGAAAGAAATGCTTGACGAAATTCGCGCATTAGGGTATAATCCTGTAATGGTTTTTGAGGATCGAGATCGTGTCGTGAAGATGTGGCGTGAGAATGGTGTACGTTGCATGCAAGTCGCAAATGGAGATTTCTGATGACACCTAGTATTGAAGAACGCCAAGCCTACGTAGAAGGATACTCTGCTGTTAATCATTATAATCTCAAATCGCACAAGTTTCTTCCTAATCCATACGCTTCTGTTACAGAACAATTGCTTTGGGAAGCCTGGGAAGTTGGGTTTAATGATGCATTCGACGATGAAATGAATGTACTCGCTATCATAGAGGAATTGACTAATGGCCAAGAAAACAGTACTGATGATTGATCCACCTTCGGGTTGGAAGTATGGATTCCCTATGCCTCTACCCGACCCTCGTCCTGAGAATACCACTGCTTGGTTAGTTGAGCAGGGTTATCCTCAGAAGGAAATTGATTCTTTGGGTCAGTATTTTTACTGTCGTTACTGGGAAACGGAGATTGATGATGGAAACGATTAAGACAATTGCTGACATTAGAGCTGTTAACCATTGGGGGTGGGTTGGTATGGAGTACGACCCATTTGAGTTATACTGGGGCGTCGTTAAGCACGAGATCCAGATAAAAGATCCTTCAGGTAAGTGGACTCCTATCGAAGTTGTTGATATTAACAAGGATGGAAAAGATGCAGATTGAAATTGATGACATGCTTCTTGATAAGCTTATCGTTGATACGCTGAAGCGAGACTATATCTCACAGCAGGAGGATATTAATCGCCTATTGAGTAAGGGTGAACTTCGTGATTTTGAACGTGAGGATCTTTGGATGCACAAGGAAACTGCCGAAGGTATCGCAGTTGTTCTTCGCTACTACATGTATCGTCCTGATGCTGATGCTTTTATTGCAGAGCACTCATAATAGTTCTTTACTTTCATCACGATTTCAGCTATTATAAATATATTGCTTGGTTGTTGAGGCGTTAGGAATAGACGATCCAGACTGGGGGGCAGTACCCCACGCCTCCACCATAAACACTCTGAGCTGTGAGTTTTGATACTCAAGGAATGCAGACAGTAGGGATGAGCGATCTACCAGAGTGTTTATGATGGGGGCGAAATAGGCTCGATGGGTTGTAGTAAAGTTACGATTAGACTAAGTAAACTCGTAAATGCAAACGATAACAATGCATCTCGTTTGGCTCTAGCAGCCTAACATGAGCTCGAGGGGAGCTTGGAAACAGAATCCCCTCATTCTATCAAGGTTCCTT